TCATCCACAGTAGCCCAGACCCCTATCTGCCGATCATTGATCACAATCCAGACATAGACGTCTTCCAGCTCTACCAGGCACGAAACGCCCTCTACAAAAATTACAAGCCCCTCCCGCACCAACACGTCTTCCAGCTCCACGGTCCCTGAGACGCCAGACACCAAGAACTGAATCGGAATACGCAAGGCCTCATTTCCAAGCTGCGTAACCCCCACTACCCCAAAGGGAATGACAGCAGAAGCGCCGCCAGTAACCGCAACGTCTCCCACCGCACCCGTTGCTGACTCGCCAGTCACTAAAACCTGGCGCGGAAAGGCTATCTGTACCGTCCCCACCTGCCCGGTGGCAGACGCGCCAGTGACAGGCTCCTTGATGCTTTCCCGCACTGCAACAGTTCCAACCTGCCCAGTGCCTGTGACCCCCGTGACCGGAACAGATATAAAGCCCCCCGGGCGGACCGCAACCGTAATCGCGCCCCAAGTGCCCGTGGCCCAGTCTGTCCAAGAAGCGGGGTCCTCGACACCCGGGACAGTAATCTCCCTAGTGGCAACCGCCGTGGTCGACGGGTTTGTGTCTGAAATATTGGCGCTAGTCTGGTTTGTGTAGCCCGATGGCGCGGTGATTGCCGAGTCATTAACCCGGCTGCTGGCAAAGGCCAACACCCACGCCTTGTTAAAAGTTGTGGTTATCGCTGGATTATCAGGGTTTGTACTAGATCCGGTGGCCGTGGTCGGCGTAACATCTTCCGGCTGAGACAGCTCCACGTCCCGTAATATCAGAGCCACAACCGCGTGGGCGTCCTGCGGCTGCCCCGTGCCATTGATCGTAACGCTCGTATCCGGGGCGGCCCCCATGACCTTGCGCCAAACTCGAACCTCCTGGGCGGTGCTCGTTACATTGGCAATTGGAACGTAATTGCTCGTAGCGACCGTGGCTGTTCCGTCAATACCAGAACAAACATACACGACATCGCCCTGCTGAACGCCAACTGGGAAATTTAGGGTGACCGCACCACCATTAACGACGGCGCCGGATAACGACCCACCTGAAATTACCGAAATAGCCATTAAGCTGCTCTCTTCACGGGCGACCAGGTCGTAGACTGTTGATCATCGACCACGGCCCAGCTACTGCCCTGTGAGTCGTCCACGACTTCCCAGATATTGACCCGGCCAACCACGCCAGTGCCTACCACTCCAACCACAAAGAGCCGTGCCGACTCCCGCACTTCAACCGTTCCAAGCTCTCCACTTGCGTCTACCCCAGAAACAGAGGCTCGCGCGCCCGCGGTAGCAATGGCGTCTCCAAGGCTTGTCGTTCCAACAACACCGGTAACTAGGACAGTTCCTTTAGAGACAACCTCTTCTTCACCAAGCTGGGTCTGACCAAGGACGCCTGTAACAAGGACAACCACCCCAAGGTCAACCTCTACGTCGCCGTCTTGGACCTGAGCCTCTACCCCGGTAACCAGGGTTGTTGCGGCCGCACGGACCTCCACATCCCCAACCAGCACGGACGCCTCAACTCCGACAAGGTCCACAACCTCGTTTTCGTTGACCTGAACCTGCCCCAGTACACCCGTCCCAGATACCCCAGTAACGGCCACAACTGCCTTGGCGACAGCTATTTCTTCGCCCAGAACAGTGGTTCCCTGGACGCCAGTGACCTCTACGACCTCGTTTTCCCAGACCTCAACAGTGCCCAGAGCAGTGATGCCCTCTACCCCGGTCGTGGGTACAACAGCCTTCGCTATGACATCAACGGTCGCAATGGAGATTAGGCAGTTGGCAGACACGCCAGTGACGTCCACTACCGTTTCGGCAGCGACTTCTACGTCCCCAACCTGCCCCGTAGCGGAAACTCCCGTGAGCGGAACAACCGCCTTGGCAATGACAACCTCTTCGCCCAGAACAGTCGTGCCTTGTACCCCGGTTACGAGGACATCCGCATTCGCGGCAACCGCTACATTGCCAACAAACAGGGTTCCAACCACTCCCGTTACATCGACAACTGCCTTGCCAACTACCTGCTCTTCGCCAAGAACGAGGGTTCCAACTACGCCGGTAACGGCAACCTGGACCGACTCCTGGACCTCGACATCGCCAACCTGACCTGTCGCTTGCACGCCCGTGACGGGTACGACTGCAGCCGCCCGGACCTCTTCCTCGCCAAGCACTGTTGTGCCAACCACGCCCGTGACCAATACAACCGCTTTGCCCACGACCACGGCAGTGCCGGTCTGCCCCGTAGCAAAAACCCCAGTAACGGGGACTTGAACGCTTTCCTGAACCTCAACGGTGCCTGTCTCGCCAGTGCCTTCTACGCCCGTGACATCCACAAACGCAAGGCCAACGATGGCGACATCGCCCGTCTGACCAATTCCTTCAACGCCGGTTACATTTGTAACCGCTTTGGCTACAATCGTTTCTTCGCCAAGAACCGTAGCGCCCTCTACGCCGGTAACAAGAACCGTAGCGCCCGCCTGCGCCTCTACGTCTCCAACAAATCCTGTGGCCTCTACCCCAGTTACCGGTACAACGGCCCTGGCAACAACAGCAACGGTGCCTGTTTCCCCGGCAGCTTCAACACCCGTGACGGGTACTTCAACCCCAACATCAACCTGAACAGTTCCGGTTTGGCCGGTAGCTGACACCCCCGTAACAGGGACGACTGCCGTAGCGACGACCGTCTCTTCTCCAAGAACCGTCGTGCCCTCTACACCAGTAACTAGGACGACTGCCTTACCGACAATCGTCACATCGCCAATAAACCCGTCGGCTTCATTCCCGGCAACCCCGTGGTTAGAGCCAGCGTCAACCCCCACCCCGTCGATGATTCCGGTAGCCTCGACTCCGTCCACAAAGACTTCGACGAAGACCTGGACGTCAACGGTGACGTCGCCCGTCTGCCCTGTGGCGCTTACACCTGTAACAGGTACGACCGCTGCTGCTCGGACTTCTTCCTCGCCAAGCACGGTGGTGCCCACGACTCCAGTAACAGGGACTTGAACGGATTCATTGACCGTGACGGTGCCCGTCTCACCCGTGCCCTCTACGCCCGTGACAGGGGTTACGGCCTTTCCAACAATCGCTACTGTTCCGGTCTCACCAGTCCCTTCAACCCCGGTAACGTCAACAATCGTAACGATCCGCGCATCAACGGTGACGTCGCCTACCTGTCCGGTGCTTTCTACCCCGGTAACCAGGACAACCGCCTTGGCAACTACTGTCTCTTCACCTAAAACTGTCGTACCCTCAACGCCCGTGGCCAGTACAACCGCGGCCCCTTGAACGACAGCAGTACCAGTCTGCCCCGTGCCTACAACACCCGTAACCGGAACCTGAACCGATTCCCTGACAGCAACCGTGCCGGTCTGCCCCGTGCCTGTTACACCAGTAACGGCGACATTGGCAACACCAATGAACGCAACCGTGCCTATCTGACCATTGGCCTGATTGCCGTCAAGCGGAATAGTGACGTTTGCTCGGGCATCTACAACCACCGTGCCGGTCTGGCCCGTTGCGCTTACCCCGGTAACAGGAACAACAGCCTTGGCAACAACAACCTCTTCGCCAAGGGCAGTAACGCCCTCAACCCCAGTTACATTGACCGTTTGGGGAATAACCGCAATTACCGTGACGGTGCCCGTCTGACCAGTAGCAGAAACACCCGTGACTGGCACGGCCGCCTTACCCGTAACAGCAACGGTACCCGTCTGACCTGTTGCGCTTACACCTGTTACTGGAACAATAGCCTTTGCAACTACAGTTTCCTCACCAAGGACTGTAGTACCTTGTACTCCGGTAACATTTACGACCGCCTTAGCAACTACTGCTACTGTGCCTGTCTGGCCCGTGCCGGTTACGCCGGTGACTAGGGTGCTTGCTTTGGCAACAACAGTAACAGTGCCGGTTTGCCCAGTAGCACTTACACCCGTGACAGGAACAACAGCTTTAGCTACAACAGTCTCTTCGCCAAGAGCAGTGGTTCCAACTACACCTGTAACGTTAACCGTTACGTTAATGTTTCCGGCGTTTTCGTTCCAAGCTCCGCTGCCCCAAGTATCTCGACCCCAGCCTTCAGCTACCGGGAAATAAACAACCTGAACAATCCCATCAGATACGCTGGCTGACACGCCAGTTAATAAAACCCCAATTCCTTCTCTAACAAGTACAGTGCCGGTCTGCCCTGTTGCCGACACTCCAGTTAAGGTTGTTGAGGCTTTGGCAATTTCTGTTGGATCACCTGTCTGACCCGTTGCGCTTACCCCAGTAACGTTGACTGTTTCTGGGATTCTAGTAAATGGCGTTATGACTTCTTCGGTGGCTTGACCGGTGCCAATGACAACAGTGCTTGTAGTGTGAGCAGCGGCGTTTACAAACCGGTAATGCACCCGCAAACGGTCGCCAGATACCCATGTACCGAGGTTTATAGCCGTAAATGAAAATGTTTTTACGCCTGTAGTGCCAGCGCTTTGCCCTGCGGAGAATGCGGATATTGACTGCTGTGTACCTGCCGAGTTAACCCGAGCAAGCGCAATAGATATTGTGATGTTTGCGTTAGCGGTTGTGACATCAACTTCAACCGTGTAGTCACCAGTAGCGCCGTTTTCACCCGGATCGCCCGCTGGAGTGTATCCGTAACTTACCTCTGTAGCCGCTGCAGCAATCGTTACAGACAGCGTATTTCCAGTTTCAGTTGTTTGGCTTAAAACCTTGTTAAAGTCTGCTCCGCCGCTTAGGTCGGAGTTTGTATTGGTAAAGTAATAGGTAATAGCCATTACTGCACCCAGTCAAGCATTGCTTGATTAACAACGGCAAGATGCTCGTCAGTAGTCCACCGAGCCTTCTTTAATACAGCGCCTTCTGGCGCACCGCTGGGCAACCAATCGCCCTCTATCTCTGATGTTGTCCCGCTTTGATACAACTTACCTTCAAACATCCAGTACCAGTCTGAGCCAACGATAAGTTCGCCCAACATGATTCCATCGTCCCGGCGACCAAAACGCACAGCAATACCCACCACACCGTCGTCCGGCGCAGAAGCCCAGTCTTCGGCTGTAGAGCCGTCAACTATTTGCTGATTGTTGTACCAGATTCGCCAGTTCACTGCATGTCCTTCAAGTAAAAAAGGGGCGTGAACAACCGCCCCTTTCTAGGTTTACCACCTTCTACCCTTGCTTAGGCGATACGAATAATCGCGTTAGAAGCATCGGCAGTGGGGAACACAATAGTGAAGTCACCGTTGGTCGAGGTCTTATCCCCACCAAACGCCAGCACGGCAACAGCACGGTTTGAGTTCGTGTTGTTGTAAATCAGCGCGCCGTTAGCCGTGATTGTTGCAGAAACCCATGTGGTGTCAGCAAAGTCTGTAAAAGCGGTGGTGCCTGAAGACGTGGGGGTCACTGCTGTCAGCGTATTACCACCTGCTGTGTAGTTACCACCTGTAGTTACTTCGTTGGTTGCCGAATAGGCAGTTGTTGTAGCACCAAGAGTTGCGCTGGATGTGTACAGCGCAATCTTAAAAGTGTTGCCACCGGGGTTGTCAAAATCGTGAAGAGCTTGCATCAGTTCTTGTTTGAACGATGTAGCCATTGCTTGGGTAATAGGCATAATAGACTCCTTAGTCTAAAAGTTTAATAAGTTCCGGGTGTCCTGCTTCCCGAAGACGTGCAGCGATTGTGGTCCGGTCGGAGTTAATCGCCTCTTTCATGTAAAACACCAGAATTTGTCGGATGTTTTCCCGAAATGCTTCCGCTTGATCGCGGATTGCTGGGTGGCTGTTGCCACCAACATAAATGATCTTATCTAGCGCGCGCTCAGCAATCTCTTCTGGCATAAAGCCACGATTGTTTGTGGTCAGTACGGTTACAGAACCACCAAGTAAAACACCCTTGTCTGACATGTGCATCATGGTCCAGGTGACTCCGATTTAATCTTGATCCTAGCCATACCGTCACGATATTCATCACGACGGCGCCTGCCCTGCTGCTCAATCCCAAGCCCTTGAATGGCCTGTTGATAACTGTTNTCAAAGAACTGGATGAGCTCCCCAGGACCTTTAGTATAGCTATAGGCCTGAATTAGGCAAGCGTAAAACAGAGCTTCCGGTGCTTTTGTGCTGATCCAAGTTGTTGGTGTCTGCGGTGAGATTTGCGCGGGCCTGCGTATGTATCCCAGCTGAACCTCATAGTTGGCGTCTGGAGTAGGGGCCACGGCAAACGTGTCCTCGTCCCAAACCGAATAGACCTTTGGCACGCTCGTGCGACCGGCATCAGGCCAGTACTCCCGCATGAAGGAGTTGTCTCGGAACTCCAAGAAAACCTTTTCATCCCCCACTTTTACCATCAGGTAACGATGCGTGAGAATGTTGTCTGGGGCAGTCAAAAAACGGTTGCCTGTACTTAGGTTTCCAACCACCTCAAGCTTAAACACATCAAGATCGATATCCCGCAGAATTCGGTTCTCAGCGAACTCAATAAACGTGTTCAACACAGGCAGTGTGAAGACGTTAGCATCGACGTCGGTGTAATCCCTAATACGTTCAACAAGTTCGTCATATGTCATGTCAACACCACGACCTTCCCAAGAAAGGCTCTACCAATAAGAGGGGGCGATAGCTCGTCCGGTCTCATGTCTATTTTGTTTTCCGCGGTTCCGATGCTCTGGAAAGCGCTATCTCCGGGAGCAGCCACGTATACATCCATCGGCTCCACACGATCTGGGCGAGGCTCAAGAAGTGCAATTGCATCACCACGATATCGAAGGGGGTCGAGCTGAGGCTCTTTTGGCTCGTAGTCGGCTTCACAGACCTTGAATCCGCGCCAGTTTTTCTTAAGCTCGTTAAGCTTAAAACGTTGCCCGCAGTAATCGCAGAGTCCCCAAGCATATTTTCCTTTGGCATAGGACACACTAGCACCCTATTTCGGGCACGAAGTACACACTTGCCCGGTCACGGTCTTCCGACGCTGCTCGAGCAAACTCTTCTTCGTACAGTTGTTTCAAAGCCATAGACCGATCCGCAGCATATTTAAGCGAAATCTGGTAAGAAAGGCCTGCCACCAGGCACGGCAAGAACCGAAAATCAACTTCTGCCGTGTTGATGTACTCGCCAGCGTCCTGGATGCGCCGAATTCTGTAAAAACGCAGCTCATACGGGCCGCCACCGCCGCCCGGGGCCGGGTACAGAAAGACCTTCGGCTGGATGGTGCGCTGCACATAGAACTGTGACGGCCGCGCCTGAACTGTCTTGTTGGGGGTGTTCAAATACTCGGAACGGCTGATCCGCTGGATAGAGATATCAATCCCAGGGGGCTGGGACATGTCTCGAACAACGGCAGACAAGATGTCCACCGTGTCCGTGGGAAGATTCCACTCAGGGCTGGACGAAATCAAGGGGATAGACTCTTCCTCAATCGTCCAAAGGTTCAGCCCTCGGCTTGCCCACTCCATAAAAATCAGGTTCAACGACCGACGAGCGCTCTTTAGCTGATTACCGTTGGTAATCTGCATCCCGCAGCGCTCAAATGCCTCCGAAATGATCTCGTCAATCGTGAGGTTGAAGGTCGTTGTACCTGAAGTGGTCATTACTTACAGCCCTTTTTAGCCATGCCGCCCTTTTTCTTCTTCACTTCCCCGCCCTTGTTCATCATTACAGGGCCAGTTGTTTGGCTGGTTTGTTTAATCATTTTGTTCTTAGGGCCGCTTGCTACGCAGCCTCCGCCTTGGGTGGCGGCACCCATTCCACGTCCAGCCATGATTATTTCCTTTTCTTAACAGAACCACCCTTTTTGAACGGACGAGCGCCAGCGGCCTGTGTAGGCATTGCGGGGCGACGGGCCATTCCTTGGGCAGCTTGATCGGGCATTGCAGGGCGACGGGCCATTCCTTGGGCGGCCTGCGAGGCAGCTTGGGCAGGCAAAACAGCGCCGCCAACCTGGTATTTACGGACTTTTCCGCCGTTTTTCAGAGCAACTGGCTCTTCTTTTGGCGACAACAAGGCAGCACGCGTGCGTGAGATCCCTGCTGGAGCCGATTTGCCTGCGGCAATGCGCTTAGCAATTCCAGGAGGCATCTTGCTCATACCTTTGCCCTGAGCTTTTGCAGGCATGGCCTTTTTCAAGGGGGATTGCGTCGTAGATTTCATTTGGTCTTTCCTTTTTTGGCTGTTTTTGCTGATGCCCTGAAGGCCTTTGCCGTTGGGGCTCCTTTACTACCGGGTTTGCGCATTTTTTCTTCGGACCCTGCGGCGATACGACGTCGCTTATCCCAGATATTTGCGTAAAGTCCTTTCTTTTCGGGCATTTTTACCCCTTAATCCTGACCCACAAGGCGATCAATCTTTGTCTCAAGGCGTTGAATGCCCGTATCAAAGCGCTCCATAAGCTTTTCAAGATCCCTGTGAACTTCTGCACGAGTGATGTGATCACGCGCGACCTCCTCTCTTGTTCGGTTTAGCAAAACGCTAAGCCTGCTGAGTTCATCCATTTTGCCTTTAAGCATAAAACCCATAAGTGCAACAACAAACGACAGCACCGCGTTCCAAAGCATCATTTCCATAACTTAACACTTCCATCGTTTTCTGGCCTGCCGAAGGCGGCTATTCGGGTCTTTAGCAGCCTCCGGGAACTTTTTCATCTGCCCCTCTGAGCGTGCGCAAAAAGACTTGCGGCGCTTAGCACGAGCAGGACTTGGGTCATCTTCTACAACAGCGGTTTTAAGCTTAGAGCCAGGGTTGGCGCGGCGGTAGGCTTTTACGCCCTTTTCCGTCATGCCTGCCCCGGCCTTGGTCGGGCGGAAATTACCCGACTTGACCGAGGTTTTAATCCCCATGCCCTTTGAGCTCACCGGTTACTCTTCCGGAGGGGCAGGGGTCTCAGCGCCACCGTAGTAAAACAAGGTGATGCTGCTGACGTTACTCAACGTAACGTGAACCCCGTCCTTAAAAAGAAGACCAGCGTCGGGCAAAATGACGTTATCTGAAGTGACCGCCCCTGGAGTCGCCAAATCGGCCACCAGCGGACCTTCCTCGCCACCAGACCGAAGCTCAATGGATCCAGCGGTCTCTTCACTAACGTAATAGATCCCCTGCACACGAGACCTGCCGTCAATAACCTGGCCGGTCGCTGTTGCTGTCGCAGCTTTAATGTCGCTTGCAAAGCTCATGAGAGCCTCCTAGTTAAGCTGTACGGGTAAATACGTAGGCCGTGGGGCTAGAAAACATCAGCGTGTAACGAGCAAGGCCTGTCGCGCCAGACGCAACGGTCAGATCGCCAAACGAAGCGGCGGTGTCAGCGGCGGCAGTCGACAGAATCGCATTGGTATTGACAGCGATGGTTACTGTGTTTGCGCCAGCTGTGTTGTCGATGTACAGATCAAACACAGTGCCACGAACAGCGCCAAGAGCCGTACCTAAGGCCGTACCTGTGGGCAGCGTGATGGTGGTAGCAGCGGCAGATGTGGAAGTGATGTAGCCAGTTGCAACCTGAGCAGCAGAAGCTGTGGCAGTTGCGTTGATAGCGGAGGTGGCGGCGTGTGTGACTGCGCCAGAACCGTCGATATTACCTGTGATGTTTCCGATGAACCCATTGTCTGATGCGACTGGGCCGGAGAAGCTAGTGCGGGCCATTGAACGTTTCCTCTCAGTGCGAGTAATTTGTAGCGTTTGTAGTCTGCATGACGTCAGCCCGGGACTGTCTACAACACCGGGAACCCCGGAATATCACCTTTTTACGCCTGTTTTTAGCGAGTGTCAAGGGCTTAAAAGTAATAAAAAACCCCAGCTTTTTGGGCTGGGGTTTTCTTGGAACTTTGGCTTATCAGGGGGTACCTGGTGAACCAAAAATGCCGCGTGGATCAGAATATCCGAAGCTGTATCGCTCACGGGCCTTGTAGCGCATGTTTCCGGTCTCAAAATCGCCTTCGAAACCGGTTTTCATGGACAGACGCTGGAACATCTTCATGCCGTTAGGAGCATCGGTCTTGATGAACCATGCATCCGGGTCGGTCAGGAAGTTGTTAACCGTGTAGCCCTGGGGAACCATGCCCATGTTCTTGATGGCATTGATGTCGTTGTCTGCAGTACCAACACGCAGGGTGGACTTCATGATGCGATCAGCAGTGAACATCAGTTCCTTGGGGATGATCAGCTTCAGACCCTGAACAGCGATCTTCAAACCGCGCTCGTCGGTAAAGGCTGCGATGTCGATCAGAGCCTGCTCCAAGGATGTCTCGGACAGGTCTGCGGCAACTGACAGCTCGTTACGCAGCAAAGGACCATTCAGCGTGGGGTGATCGTCTGCACACAAAGGCTTGCCGTCGCCGCCGATTGCGGTGGTGAAAGCGCCGTTGAGAACAGCCGCAGCCTTGATCTGCTTGGTCTGAGCCATAGAACGTGCCAGAGCACGGGTGTAACGACCCGAAAGCTTGTCGTACAGGTTATCTTCCACTGCCTCTTCAGTCAGGGAGAAAGCCAGAGCGATGGTCTCGTGGGTGTAGCGAGCGGTGTAGACCTCTTGCGCCTGGTCGTATGAAACGCCTGCGCCTTCGGACTTGACCGGGGCCTCGCCAAAACCTGATTCCATCACTTCCTCTTCAAACGCACGGTCTGAAGATTCGACAGAGTAGATCTCGGTGTGTTGGTTTTCGTAATTCTTGTACTCCAGACCGAACAAAGCGTTCAGGCCGGGCTCAAGTTCTTTTACTAATTGTGCACGTGAAATTGCCATTTGTCAGACTCCTTACGATGCCACGCCGGTCACGCCAAGGCTACCGTAGCTGTGGTTATTGATTTTAACAACAAGCTTGGCATAAGCACCAAGGGTGTTGCCCGGCTCGTTATACAGACCAACAATCTTCAACGTGTTGCCCTGGGTTGTTCCAGGAGCACCAGTAGTAGTCATGTTAGACAGGCCTGTAGTCACGTTACCTGTGCCATAGTCAACACCAACGTTCTCGCCGATGTCGGCTTGAACAATGGCTTGGCTATCGGCCTGGATCAGGAACAACTGGCTGGGGTCATCAATGATGTCTGCCTGGATGTCGGTAGTGAAAGCTGCGTTGGCAATGAACTTGTTTGACCAAGTGGGCTTGCCGGTAACTGGATCATCATAAAAACATCCGTTAAAGACGCCAATTGCGGTTTGATCCGCACCAGACAGGCGCTGGATGTAGCCGCCTACCATGCGTACCAAGTCACCTTGGAAAATGCTGGTCGCATAGTCTTCTTTAACCAGATACGAGTACTGCTTTTGCGCTCCCGTGGCAGAAAGATTGCCTAAAGGGCGCATCCCAAAAGGATTATTGGAATTTGCCATTTTTCTATTCCTTAAAAAAAATTAGTTATCGGCCTTATCAGGGCCACCAAAAACTGTTTTTGACTGCCGCTGTGGGTTAAGAATACGCATGCTCGAATGAGCGTTTGTTTTCGTTAACTCATTATCGACAGCTTGAAGCTGGTCATGGGTTCGCGAGTTGTAATATGCGCGGCGCTCTTCTGCCGTTTCCTCTGGAATTCTTGCAAGCAACAGACTTCCCACGCCGATTACACCGGCGTGTCGGCCGTCGTCTACCGAAGTCGAATGGTAGTCCGGGTACTCGTCCGAACGAACGAGTTCATAACCCTCGCGGATTTTGGCGGCCACATTGCTGCGGTCATCTAATCCGTTTGCTTCCTTTCTAATCCAACGGTGCCTGAAGCCAGGAGGCGCAGGTGGCGCGTCCAATTTTGAAGGAGGAGCCCAAGGCTTACGACGCGCAGCCGCTTCCCGTGTAACGGATTGGCGAGGACTGCGATCTAATTTAGGTACACCTAAAGTCTTGTCGTTCATGGCTTACTCCTTAACGTATTTGGCATATTCCTCAAGCGGAACACCCAGTTTTTTAGCGATCGCAACCTGACTTGGGGTCAGTTTGACGGTCCTGCGTGCACTATTCACCCCCGAAGCTCGGGAAGCAGGCGCAACCGTTTGCACGGGCCGGTTGGCTCTGGTATTCGTTTGCTGCACTTGCGGCTCTCCTTGAAAACGATGAGGAAACGAGCTGCGAAGGCGGCGGTCCAGTTCATCATAATACTCATCTGACGCCGGGTCAAACCCTTCTGCCAAAACAAGTTGTGTATGGATGCCCTGGGCAGCGTGCGTCATGGCAACATCCTTGCCAAACCACTCGTTACGCTCGGCCCAATCCTCCGCTCTTGGATCTGGAATAGGTTGCTGCGCCTGCTGGTTCTGCGCTTGACGTGCCCAGGCAGCCTGTTGCTGCTGGTGCGCTGCCTGCTGTTGCATTGCAGCAGCCTGGTTTGCGCGGACACTTTCAGCATGCTGAACCGTGCGTTGCTCCAGTAAAAGGTTGGTCAGCCGCTCTTGCGCTTCGGTCTCAGTATCAATATCGCCCTCTTCCCGGGCTTTTTTGATGATCTGCTTGAGCGCCATCGTCTGGGTTTCAATGCGGTTCTTGGTCTCGCCTAGGCGCTGGCCGTCCGTATGCTCAAAGCGACGCTGCAGTTCCTGGGCGTGCGACTGAACCTTTTGGGCGTACTCAAGAGCAGCCTGCTCACGGCGCTGGGTCTCGCGAAGACGAGCCGTCAGCTTGTCAATGCGCTTTTTGACCTTGTCGCTGTACTGGCCTAGCTCATCTTCTGAGCCTGCCTGGCGGCCTTCGGACTCCTGGGAGTCGCCCTCTTGCTCAACAATGGTCTGGGGCTGCTCGTCGGCAAGCTTTGCCTCGATCTGGCCTTCGCTTTCCGTGAGCTCCACGGTGGCGGGCTGTTCTTCCTCGCCAATCTTAAATTCAAGTTCTTGCTGGGACATTAGACTCTCCTGGTTACATGTGAAGGATGTCTTCTGGGTCATTCAAAATCCCCAGAATCTCATCGTCGTTCAAAATCCGGATTTCCCCGCCGTCAATCTGGATGCGGGACCCGGCGTAGCGGCCAAATATGATCCAATCCCCCTCCTGGCACCACGGCCCGGCAGGAAATTTAGATTCATCCTTGTAAGCAAGGTCCCCCATACGCAAGACGTAGCCACAAATGGTGCCTAGCTGCGTCTTTTTCTGAGTCTCCTCAGCAAGGACAATGCCTCCCTTGGTCTTCTCAGAGCCTCGGTAGGGCAGGATCGCAATGCGCCAGCCCGTGGGCTTGGGAATGCGGTCCTTGATTGCGCCTTCCAGCTTCTCAGGATCTAACTTTCCGTTGGAATCAAAGGCATCTTCAAGGCTAGGACCCTTTGTCTGGGCCTCCTCTTGCCATTTGCGCTCCAGGGCAGTCAAGGGTTTTTCAAGTGTTTCAGCTTCCAAGCGACTCTCCTCTCAGGTTAAAAATCATTTTTTTGAAGTCGTTTCACCAGTTCGCGAACCGACATCTCCACAAGTTTTAATCCTTCCAGGCGACCCATCAGGAAACGATACCGCTCCATGTCCGGCACACTGCCGTTAAGCACCAGTGCCTCAGAGTCCTGTTGCAGCTTTCTAATTTCTTTTAGTACTGATTCTGCAAATTCCAGCATGGTCATTTCCCATGTAAAAGCAGACGGTTAATGCCCCCGCCTGAAAGGCCTAAATCAATAAATCTTGGTCTTCTTAAACGCATCCTTACGGTAGACCGAGCGCACCGCGCCGCCCGTATTAAGCTTCTTGGTCTTTCCAGCCGAAGAGTAGGCAATGGCCGTGGCCTGTCGAAGCGCCTGCTTAATGTCCTTTGGCGAGCTCTCGCCAATCTTGCCCGTCTTCTTAAAGCTCTTGACCATCTCGCCAATGTTGGAAGAGACAATCTTGCTGCTCGAACCCTTTTTAAGCGGCATTTCGGCCTCCCTGCTGTTTGAGCAACATCATCTGCGCCCGCTCACGAGCAAGATCTGCCCTTAAGTTTGCAATGTTTTCCTGCGAATCAATCCGTGCCTCATTGGCCTGCAGGTTTGACTGGATCTTCTCCCGATCAATCTGCAGCTGCTGTTGCTTGGCCTCGATGTCTGCCTGATCCTTCGCGGCCCGCTGCTCAAGCTCCTGTTGTTTTAAAGCAACAATCGGATCTTCGCCGCCACCGCCCGCGATCTGGTCTTGCATGTCCCGAGCTTCCTGCATGAACTGGGCGCACTTGATTGCCACCATGCCTTCCTTCTGGATTGCCGACACCATGCGGTCCGGGTCCATGCCGTAGGTCTTAAAGAGCTCGGCTTCAACCTCTTCCTCGGCCTTTAACCGAACGTGGCTCAGGATATGCTTATTAAGCTCAATCGCAGCCAGAGGGTTGGATTGCAACAGGGGTGATGTGCCCATCATCAGGTGGTTTACGATGTGCGCGTCATGCTGCTGACCAGCAAACGCTTTGAGCTGCATGCCGTCCAGCACATCCGAGTTCTCGCTTAACGGGTCTTTTGGCAGCTGGTTGGACTGCGGACGCAAGATGCCGTCAATGTCCCGCACATTCATTGCCTGGTAAACCCGGTAATACGCCTCGTACATGTTATGCATCTGCGGCGCGCTCTGGGCAAGCTGCAGCTGCGTCTGAGCCAGCGTTATGCGCTGCGCAGTCGAGAAAATGTTGGGGTCTGCCACCGGCAGAATCGCCACCATCTCGTTAAAGTCTTTGCTCTTAATGGAGCGGTCAGCTCCCGGCACCGAATACGGGTACTCGCCCGGTAAATAGTCCGCAAAGCCCTTTGCCAACATCTCAAACTCAAGCTTTTGGGCGTAATGCAGGCGTTTGTGGATGGCCGACATGACCATCGAGCCACGCTCAAGCAGCGCAAGTGTCGTTCCGACCGCCGCCATCTGGTTTGAATCGCCAACCTGCATGTCTGCAATGCTGGCAAGCCGTTTTCCAGCCTCCACCGTGAACCCAAGCAGCTGGAACAGCACCTGGCTGGGCTCTTTGTACGGCAGCGGCAGTAAAGAAGACGAAAGTTCCGCGCCTCCCGCGTCAATATCGCGCCATTCGCCCGGCTGGATCGGACTACCGTCGTCCGCGATCCGCGCGCCTTTGGCTTTAAAGCCCGCCGGTAGGTTAGAAAGCGTGCCTGCGTCCAAAAGTTGGCGCAGCGCCATCGTTGCTGTCTTAGAAAGCCCACCAATTAGGTGAACAAAGCCTAAGCCGTAGGCGCCTAAGCCCTCGACCAGCACGTAATGAACAAAATATTCGCGCCTGCAGCACTTTTTGTCGCCCTCAATCCAGTTTCTGCGGATTGCCAGCACCTTGCCGCTGGATTCATCAAGGGTTACGACGTATGGAAGCTTAATTCCCGTCGGTTCGCCGTCCTCGCCACAGTGCTCAAAGCCCGGAATGTCCAGATTGACGTGAAATTCCAACAAGAAAAGCTCTTCTGGCTCCCCTGTCTGGACCACACCGGTCTGTTTATCAATGGAATACTGGATTTGGCTTGCATCTGAGGCGCCGTCTGAGGGCTGAACCTCAACATCCATGTACTCACCGGCCACCACACGCTTACGAAAGTCGTTCGAATCCATCGCAATACGGTGCGTGATCCGTGGGCATTCGCTCATGACGCTTGAGCCGTAGTACGGGATGTACAAATCGTCGGCCAAGACCAGCTTTGACACCATCCGCTCTACCTGCTCATCGAAGTAGACCTTCTTGAACGTCGAGCCGCCATAGCCCGTGTAGAAAAGCAGCTGATCAAACTCCGGTGTGTACTCCTTCATCACCGTCGTGATCTGGTAATTCATGAAATCCTGGACGCGCGCGGCCTGTTGGGCCTTCTCTAACGTCTCTTTTCCAAGGATCTGGGTCCTTACCGGGCCGCCAGAAGGCAGCAATTCCTTTAGCGCCTGGGACTGAAACTGCACAATGGCCTCGGTCAGCATCGGATGGACCGCGCCTGCCGCGCCACGGAAGGGCTTGGTGCGCTCCTCAATCTTTCAAAGCCCAAGAGCTCAAGGCCCTTGGAGTACATATTTTCCCACTCCGCCCGGCTTGACTTGTCCGCCTCGAACAACGACTGCAGGTCAATGGAGATCCGGTTGCGATCATCCGGGTCAATGACGTCTGCCAGGTTTTCGTAAAAGCCTACCTCGTCTGCCTCATCGTCCCCAATCTCAATAACAGCACTGCCGTCCTCTTTCCAAGATGATCTCGATGTCAGGCGAGTCTTCTGCCTCAATCTCAATCTTGAGCTCAGCCTCAGAGGGCATTAGGTTTAGGGCTTTATCAATGGGCATGGTTATAGCCTTTATCTTTGTTGGCCGAGCAACGCGGCCCAATCAAGCGATCTTAGTTCGTCTGGTAGCTCTTTGTCAAAGACATCTGTCCTGTAGTACTCTTTCGGAAGGCTTTGCACCGGCATGTCTTTTAGGAATTCTACGACACGCGCCTGGTCCTCGGGCTGCGGCAGGCCATTAAACCGCCCCTTAATCTGAGTTACCTTCAGCGCGCCATCATCCCGCTTTAATGCTTCGATTGTCACGCGGGGTGTTCCGTCCTTACTTCTGAGAGAAAAGAGCTGCGCTTTTCCACTCATCAGGCCCTCAAGACCACCGTGGCCGTAATCGCCCTTGTCCGCATAGCCGCCAATGGAATGCCGCATCGCAGCGCCCTCTAGCTGAGCAGCCTGACCACTGGTTAAACGAACCCACTGGTCATCCCCCATTGGACGAATCTTTTCTGTGCCGATCTCAAACATGCTTCTGTCCACGTTCTTGCCGTCACGGACTTTTCGAACTACCTCAGCCCAGTCACGCTGAAGGCGCGTGTTTTTTGTCCCTTGGATCACGGCCTCTGCAAAGCTCATGTTTTGCAGCTTAGCTGGGTCTAACGTTGATAGGCTCTTTGCAAGGTTAATGGGTTGCATGAAATCTAACGTTGGGTAAGAGATGTCATAGATCGGCTCTCCCTTACGTACGGCCATAGACAGCGCCTCGTCTGTTAGGTCCGCGGGAAGCGTTTCGCCCGACATCTGACGCCCAAGATTTTTCATGTACTCAGGCGAGTACTCTCTAATCATGCGCTCAGGGGCGTAAGTATCAAACGAGTTCATATTGATAAACTCGTCTGGTGTGCCCTCGGCTCTCATCTTCTCCATCATCTGACGTGCCGCGCCCTCTCTCCTAGCAATATTTTCCGTAATGTCCGCGGTTGGCGAAACCAACATCGGCTGGATGCCCATTGCCTGGTCATAAAAGAGCTCAAAGTCTTGCCGCGCCAGTGGGTCATCCCCGCTTCGCGCTGGATTCATCAGGTAATCACGGAACTTGGTCTTATCGTCCCCAAGCCGTGGCAGGCGGCCTTCCAAAAGCGCTGCCCGCAATGGGTCATCAGCTGCGCCATACACAGAGGTTAAATACTTGCGCCCCTTTGTATTGATGAAATCCATAATGGACTTCACCTTCGAAATAGGCTCGCCCCTATTTGCGCCCGCTGCGTTTTCCTCAATACGCTCGAGATACTTATCTAACCCAGAACGCGAGCCCTCTTTCGGGAACACGCCACCCTTTGGCTTAATCACACCACCAAGTCCACCGCCGGTCCAGTCCATCGCAAATCCCTCAGGGTCTTCTTCCAGGCGCTTTGCAATGTTGCCTAACGCACGCTTGTGAAACTCACCAGGCTCTTGGATTGCTTGACGAAAGTTCTCATACACCTGCTGGCCCGCGGCCTTGATGCCCTGGCCGATGAATCCTGGTTCTTGGTCCGTGGGCGGCGTTCCAGTCATCATTTGCTGGATGAAGTCATCATTGGAAACTTCCCCAGTCTCCGGGCTGCCGTCTGCGCGCTTTCTTACTAGGCGGCCTTTAACCAACTCAGCAAACTCATTTAACTCTTTGGCCTTAGCTGCTGGATCAGAATAAAAAGATCCCATCTTCTTTAGAAAAGTCTCTCCGCCGTTCCACTCCCCGTTTAAAACCAAACGGGTGACTTCCATTAAGTCCTGATCGCCCACCCCTCCTTTGTAGCGGTTAAAGAGAATGTCAACAGGGGAGGTTTTTGAAACATCCGTCAAAACCTCCTTTTCCCCTTTAACCCCCTCAAATATGTCTTTTAATGACATTTTTTCGCCTGACCGTGTTGGAATTTTCATTTCCAAGGCCGCAGGCTGTTGCTGGATAATTTGGTCAATTAAAGAGGGGACATAAGCCTGTGTTGCCTTCGGGTCAAGGCCTGAATATGTACGCAAGACAGGCGTCGCAGAAATAAACTCATTCCCTCGCATGACTATAGGAGCATTTTTAATCATGCTCAGGGCCGTTGCTGCGTCTAAGGTCGTGCTCGGTGTTGTTTCTTTTCTTAGGTCCTTGCCAGGCAGTAACGAAATACCACGATAAACAGTTAGTGGTTCCCCTTTGGTAAGCCTTTCAATTTCCGCTACAGATGCGTCCTTTATCTGCGGGTACTTAGACACCAGCTCTGCCAGTCTTCCCTTGGATGTTTCAAGCTCTTCCCCAATGCGCTTTAGGTCGGCCTTACTAATGCCTTTGATCGCGCCCGCTGCCATGCCCACAGGAGGAATATTCGCGAGCGCCTGTCCCGTACGGTAGGCCTCGCTTCCCGGCTCAAGCGCGTCTAAATCAAAAGTGCCACGAACACCTTCACCCAGTGCACGCAACATCTTGTTTGCCCGCTCATCAGCAGGCGATGGCCCTTGGTCCGTGGGGAGTGTGCCAACCATCATCTGCTGGATGAAGTCGTCGTTGCTGACGTCACCGCCGTCTTTGAACCTTGGCATCTTTGGATAAGCCTGCGCCTGCTTTAATCGGTTCACGCCACTCTTAGAAGCACTCCCACCATTGGCCTTTTTGACGAACTCAGTCGTCTTGGCAGCATTGGATTTAGGGGAGGATTTTGGCATGGGGCGATTTTAACGCTCAATAGTACTCCGGCACAACAGATTCTTGGCGCTCATCGTCCTCATAATCATCATTTAACCGGACAAAGTTTCCAGACCGAAACCGCATCAGCGCCTGGGTCGTCGAGTCCACCAAGTCGTCATTGTCCCCGTTCGGGAACGCCGCACACTCCTCAATTAACTCCATCGCCCAGTCAATCTCCGGCGCCCAAACCATCCCCGACTCCAACATCGGCGCCACCGAGTTGGCCCGCGCCACCTTGTCCTGCCCTGTCCTTCGACCCCCAGGCGAGTACATCGTCACCGGAATCCCCATCCGACGCAGCTCCTGCTGCAACGTTATCCCCGTGGCCTTAGCCTCAATCAGCACATTGTCCGGCTTCCAGTACATGTACTCGTCCTTGGCAATCCGCTTTAGCTCAGGAAAGTCCCACCGGCCTTTCTTCACGGCCATCAAAATAATCGCAGGCCCCTCGCCCTCATACGGGAAAAACACCCCCCAGGTCGTAATTACTGAGAAGTCCGCCGTCTCCTTCTTGGAATACGCCGTGTCATAAGACTGAATAATGTACTCAACCGGGGGCGTCGTCTCATGCGGCCAGATCCGCCACCACTCCCGCTTTAGGATCGCCCCCTCATCGTTCGTCGGCTGCTGCTGGTACATCGCGTTCCACTTCTGAGGAGACAGCGACGCCTTGACCGCCAACAACTCCTCAAGCTTCCAGTACTCCGGCCATAAGGGATTACCACTAGGCAAAATGGCAGGAAACTCCACCACCTCCCAACGGTCCGCCTTTAACCCAGCCTGAGACTTCAAAAGCCGCGCCGTCAAATCCTTGGTCCCCCAGCGCGTCATCACCACAATAATCGCCCCGCCCGGCTGCATACGAGTACGCGGTCCAGACTGATACCACTCCCACGCATTGTCCAAAGCTAAGTCCGAATACGCATCCGCCTCCGCATGCGGGTCGTCAATGATCAAGAGATCCGCACCACGGCCCGTCATCGCACCACCCACACCAACAGCAAAGTACTCCCCGCCGTCGCTCGTGTCCCACCGGCCCGCGGCCTTCGAGTCCTGCTTCAAAAACACGTCCGGGTACAGCTCCCGATACATGTCCGTTGCCATCAGATCACGGACCTTACGGCCAAAGCGGACAGCGAGTTCGCCCGTGTGCGTCGCCTGAATGATCTTGGTCCGCGGCTTTTGGCCCATGATGAACGCAGGCAGAAGATAGCTTGCCATCTCAGACTTCGTGTGCCGCGGCGCAAGGTTAATGATCACCCGCTTACACGTGCCATTGGCAACACGAGTAAAGATGTCAGCAATACGCTTGTGGTGCTCGCCAATAATGGCGTTCGGCCAGACATAGCGCATGAACGCTAGGAAGTCGCCACGGGCAGCCTCTTGGGCTTCTAGGAGACGTAGACGTAATTCAAGCTTCAAGCGCTCCGACTCAAGGTCCTCGGGCGCGGCGGTCTGGTTCATTCAGAGTCCGTTCGATAAAAATTTGCAAAAAATATTTTGCGAGTTCTCCTTTTAAACCAAAGGGGGCCTGTTTGGCAAGTGCCGGGGTGGGGGTGTCCCTATTTCGGTTCTCTTTGGGACCACATTGTTTGTGCGAAATCGGGCTAAAGCCACCGCCCGCGCGACACGGGGCCGTTTTCCGGGATCGGGGTTAGTGAGTGCTCGCTATCGCTCAAAGGTGCACCGGGACTCGGTCCGGGTACCGCGGCCCGCGGCCCGGGGTCCACGGCCACCGGCCCGGGGTAGTTGACTATATGGGTTATTTATAGCGGCCCTTGTTTGTAATGCCACGCGCCCGGCTCGCGGGTTAAGTACACGCACCAGGTAACCGGGCCAAGTCTCCCGGCCAGCAGCTCGCGCACCTGGTAGCTCACACCTGGTAACACGGCCCGCGGCCCTTGATTTTTTGATTAAGAAAGAACGGCCACGGCCTGGCGCGGGTTTGCGGGGCGCAGCTGCGCGCTTTGCGAAGTTCCGGCCACCGAACCAGGGACCACGGCCACCGGCTCACGGACCACGCGCTACGTTTCAAGCTGCACCGGCCGCGGGCCACGTGCCTGGTTCGACCATATAGCGGGAGCGGCCACCTGGTAGCAGTAAATCGGCCCGAGCGGCAGCAGGGACGCCAGGACCGGGCGCTAAAGATACGCAACTGGTCAATTTTTGACCAGTAAGTGGTTAATTTTTGACCACTACGCGCAGGTGGTTAATCTTTGACCAGCTGCAGGCAATAAAAAACCCGGCCACCAGGGCCGGGCCAGGTAAGAGCGGCCGGGGCTTAGGCGGCCGGGCTCGCGGACTGGGCCAGGCGGCCCAGGATTGACGCGGCAGAGTCTATTGCGTCCGTCTTATCGTCCGTGTGGTATTCCGTGACCAAGCGGCCCGCCACGTCCCATGCCTGGACCCGATACTCGCCCCAGTCAACGTCACGGCCCACGCGCACACGGCCCACGCCCTGGATTGCCTGGACCTGCACCAGGCGGCCCACCACCACCGCGGGGCGGCTCATGCCTGCACCCCTTCGCGGACCAATTCCCAGGCGGCCGCGTCATAGCTTGGAAGCTTTCGATAATCCACGGCCCAGGTAAGCGGGCCGTGCACCTGCTCAAGCTGGGCGAGAGCGGCCCGCTTTACGGCGCGCAATACGTCCGCGGCCAGGCTGTTATTCCAAGCGGCCCAGTCGCTCGCCTGGTAGTCCAGGCAGTTACAAGCTTTGACCACTTCAATCGGCAGCAGGTCGGAAACGTCCGCGGCCTGGAATCCTCCGAATAGTGGGTAATCGGCCGTCCTATAGCGGTCAGCGTAGGCAAGGCGATTCGCAACGGCCAGCAGCTCAGCGGCCCCCGCAGGCGAAAAGCCCAGCTCTACATTGTGCAGGTCGGCCCAGCTCATTAAAGCGTTGACGTGATAGTCGGAAACAATAAAGCAGCTCATAAAATCCCCTCTTCTGTATAGGCACGGGAAAAGCCCCGCGCGTTGATTATCACACGAAAACAAAAAAGAAAAAGCCCGGCCACCAGGGCCGGGCTCGTCTTGCAGCTGCAAAGCTTAAGCGGCCACCTCTTCGCGCTCGCTTGCCCATGCATCAGGCCCGGCCGTTAGCAGCTCCACGGCCCGAGACTTCAAGGCCGCGCCGGTGCCGAACCAGGCCGACTCAATGCGGGTATTGTCAGAGCGGCCGCGCTCGTGGTCGACTAGCTCGGTTACAGCGTTCAACATGCCCCAGCGAGTACCGGCCACGCCTGGGATATCGTTCCCAATTGCGCCACCATTAAACAACTGCAGAATCCGGCCATAAGCGCGCGTCTCTTTTACGTCTTTCGCGGCCCGGTGCCAGGGCGTCAGCAAAGCGGCCAGAAAATCGTCCGCTTCTTCCCGGGCCATGCCGATTCCGGCCAGCTGGCGAGAATTGATGAGAAAGCGCTCCCAGGCGTCCGCAGCGATTCCGAGCTCCATGCGGACCGCGTCCGCCTTGAAATTCTCAGAGTGCAGCACGCGGACGGCGCTCTTTAAATATCCCAGGCTTTCTTCTGCTTCGCCCTTAATCGGGGCCCCGTTACTGTACCCGCCCACCGCGGCCGTGATTGTGTTATTGCAGACCACGCGAATCGCGGTGAACTTCGCCACGGTAGCCATGGTGCCGTCATATGACGTTGCGAGCAGCAGATACGGCTTCACGATATCGCGCGAGACTACCGGCGCAGCATCGCCCACGCTCGCCAGGGCCCACACCCGCTTCCCGTCCGATAGTGCCCCGGCCGTTTCAAGCTGAAACCCGCCCAGCTCTACCAGCTCGCGAAAAAAGTCCATAACCTGGCCGGGCTGAACTACACGGTAGCCGTCCGAAACCACGGCCAAGGGCGCGCCGGTGTCCGAGCGGTGAAGCACTTTGCGGTGCGGCCACGATTGCAGCTCAGTCGCTGCCGGGGACCGGTAGAGCACGGGGGATTCCAGGACGGTATAACCAAGACCCGCTTCACGGGTCCACGTCTCAATTGACGCGCCTGGTGTTAAGGCCTGGCCCAGGTGGTGCCAGGGTGTCTCTCCGGTGTAGGCCATTGCAGCGCGTCCGGTGGTGGTGTCGATCATATGTGCCATTTTTTTAGTTCCTTTTCTCTCTGTATAGGCGCGGGGTTATTCCCGCGCCCCAATTCTATAACGGAAAATCTAGGGCGTGCAATTTATTTTTTTCCAGGGCTTCGCGGCAGATAATTTGGCATATAAGGCGGCGCTCTTTCTGCTCACGATTATCGAAAGCGGCCCAGATAGCCCGATAAGCGGGCGAGCCCCTACGGTCCTGCTGCTGAATCGCGCCCCGAAAAGTCCGGTACCCGCCAGGATTCCCCACCACCTGGCCCGTGCAATCAAGAATGAAGAAGTTCGGCATTATGCGGCCCTCCCAATATCTCCGGCCACGTGGTGGCGCAGCAGGGAACCAGGGGGCAAGCTGCGCGCGAAATCAACGAGCGCAGCAGCATCATCAGCGCGGCCCGATTTTCTCGCGCCATGCCATGCAATCGCCACCGGCCCGCCCGCGGCGTAGCATCCGCCTTTTCCCGTGCCCACCTTTTTCGCACCGGGCCCGTGCGCAACGAAAACCACAACATAATCCCGGCCCGCCTGGGCGCATAACGGACGGCCACCGCCACACTGCGCGCAGGTGAAAGTCTCTGAAAGCTCAGCAGGGCAGCGAACAAATTTCACGCCCCCGCGCTCCACGCCCCCGGCCCAGTCGGTCCCGGCCGGTGCGGCCACCACGGCAGGGCGTCCAAGCTTCACGGCCGCAATAGCGTCTTCCATCGTGTCACAGCTCGCATTGATCACGGTCTCGCCAGGGCCTGCAATCGGCAGCAGCTCAGCGGGGAAGTGTGAATAGGTCCATGCCTGGCCGTTGCGCGGCACAGCCTTAAGCAATGCGGCCAAATAGTCCGGGTCGACCAGGTCCGCGCCTTTTTCGCCTGCAGGGTGCAGGGCGCAGCTCTTCGGACATGTCGCGTAGGTCTCATGCTCGCCCGCGCGATACGTGACGGCAATCGGGCCGGTCTTTCGGTTTCCTGAAACGGTAACGGTCTTCAACATTTTTCGCCTCTCTTCTGTATGTGACGGCACGTGCCGTAAACGAAATATAAAACACGCCAAAACAAAAAGCAAGCACAAAAAAAACGGGCCCCATGGTGGCGGCCCGCCTATACAGAACCAGCAGCGCTCAGGCGCTCGCGTTCGCCTCTCTCGTCTTTTCCCGGACGTCATGCAAAAGCGCGAGAATTTTATCCTTATCCCCCGGGGCGCCAAGCGCGGCCAAAAAGTGCTCAACGTCTTCCACCACGTGCGCGGCCTCGTCCTCGTCCAAAATATCAGCCCCCGGCACCAGCGTGGGATTCCTGAATGAATACTCAGGAAAACAGGCAAGCTCAACCCTGGTATTTATAGTGGAAGAATCCACCTGCACGATTTTCCCCCGGCTATTCCTAACCACGCGCGGATATCCCGAGACAACTAACTTCGCCCCGGTGCCGGTCGCAATGCTTTCTCTAATCTCTATTGGGTCCATTTTCTTTCTCCAGTATGTTTATTTAAAAGTCCAACACCCCGAAATATAAACGCCTTCATTCAAAAGTCAACCCCGGCCCGTTACCTTGGCCCAGAGCATCATCAGCAACAGACGCCCGGCCATGGGTTTTACCTTGTCCATCTCGTCCCGCTTCTGCTGGGCACGCTCTCGTGCCCTTTCCATCATCAGCCTAAGCTTTCGCTCTTCGCTCTTTCGCATTGCCCTGCTCTCCTGTATTAAAAGATTGAACCGTGTTTTTAATATTTTCACGGGGGGTTTGTCAAATCCCCCCCGCTAAACACTCTCGCATCTCTTCCCAATCAACCCCCGGCAGCGTCCACCGCTTAGCCGGTTCCGCCTCTACGCCTTGCCAAAAAACTTCCTCGACCCGGCCGCCTTGGTAAAGCAGCAGCTCGGGCTTTGCCAATCTCGCCGGAAAGTACTGCACCAAAACAAAAGTAGGGCACCCCAGGTCCGCGTGTTTTAAATGAAATGCAATCTGGTGCGGGCTAAGCTTTACCTTCTTCCCCCGCCTCACCACCTTCAACTCCACCATCACGAACATCCCCTGATCCTTCAACGCTATCAGGCAGTCCGGAATCCCCAGGCCGATCCTCGACTCGATCCTCGTTATCTGACAGTTCGGCAGATTGTCTTTTACCTTCTTGTACAGCAATCCTTCGGGCTTTCTCTGCATTCCTCATCCCTTCGCGCAGGCTAGTGCTTCTGATCCGCTCTTCCTCGTGTTCTTTTTTCACGGACTCTAAGATCTCGTTCTCGTCCATGTCAATAATGTCCTTTGGGGGTGGCCCGCCGTAGAGCTTTTTCAGCTCGTCAAGCTTTCGCATGACTTCTTCCTTGCTCATGGAATCAATCGTGCCAATGCGGATCTCTTTCCGGTCAACATAAATCGTGCCCAAAGCCTGGCCCCTTCGGTACTCGGCCTGCACGGCAGCGCCAAACGCTCCCGCCGTCAGGGCAGCGTCCCGGATTGTCAGCAGGTCCCGCATGTGCCGCTCGTACGTGGTGTTGTACTTAGCATTGAGCTCGGCCCGATATTCCTGGATCGCGGCCACAACGTGGGGCGATCTGTCCGGGTCGGTAAGCTTTGAGGCGTAATAGGACGCCTTGGCCGCAGGGTACCCGGCCTTAATCACCGCGTCCTTCATGGTCACCATGCCGTCCCCGGCCACCAGCTCCTTAACAAAAGTCCACTCCTGGGGCCGCAGCTTCTTCTGCTTACGCAAGGGTGCTACCGGCGTAGCCAGGCGTTTCTGAAGTTTGTCCCCCAACACCGGGGGAACGTTGAAAATGTCTCGTCTAGGCATTACACAACCCTCCTGCAAATCCACTCGTCTTTATGCCTTCGCACCACAAAGTACGAAATAGGTCCGTCTACGTAATAACGCTGAATGGCCGTTCTTGTGCTCTGGGCCAGTTCAGGGGTGGGTATCCTGAAAAAATCCAGCTTGTCCATGTCCTCGAATGGGTAGCCTACGTGGTAGAGCTGGAAGTTAACTAAGTGCTCCACGTGTACGGGATCGTCCATAAGAACATCCTCCCTAGGGACGTCTACGTGGTGCCTGCTCATGCCACCCTCCGGCAAATCCAATACCCGGCGTCATTCGGGCGAACAGTAAATCGTCTTCCCGGATGCAGCTTATAAAACCGCTTCAAGCATGCTCGGACAGAGATCACCCGGCTATGCTCATCCAGCTTAAAAAAGTCATTAACCACCATCGCCTTAAACGGGTAAACCCGCTTCCCTTTGATTCCATACGGCCTAGAAAAGTGCTCCCGGGCCTTGATCCCTAAACCAAGCACTTCCTCGTCTTTCGCCTTGCTCATTTTTATCTCCTTTTCTGCCAACAAACGCACTCTAACATACCCCCTATAAGAGATCCACTATAAACAAGAAAAAACCCTTTTCCCCATCCCCCTCCCTTTTTTCAATTTTGCAAATACATAGAGGGAGAAGCGATAGCGAATTATTAAGTAGGAACTTTTTTTGACCGCGCGCGCACCCCAGTAAATATGACTTGTTACCCCTTACACTACACACTACTCACTATTTTGGTGTATAGCTCTAACCCCTTGTTTTTAAACGCTTATTACACCAAACACCATTTATAGAGTACTACTTTCAATAGTTACTAACACATAATCATCCAGCCCTTCTCCCTCTATGAAATCACAGGTGTATTGCAGTAACCCCCATCCGCCGTATAGTGGTGTATGAATTTCCCCCGCCGCCGCAAGATCCCCGGTCCGTGGCCCTTTCCACGTCATCCCCTCTCCTATCCCCCTTCTCCCTTCCTTTTTTTCCGACCTTCCCCTCCATTTTTTCGCCCTCTTTTTGACCCCACGCTTTACTCAACTATTAGTGGGTTATCCACAGACTTATCCACAGCTTTTTGCCCCTCAAAAGTCACCCCTCATCCGTATCTCGGGTAACCTTTGCCTCGGTGGCCTGGGGAGCAAAAGACATTCTGCAAAGTGAGGTTCGTTTGCTGTACACACCCCCTGGCCGCCACCTTCTGCCAAACAAAAAGCCCGCAGAATCGCTCCTGCGGGCCCCGTGTCCCCCTTCCCTACCCTACCCCTACTGTGCCGTCATCCGTGGCCCCTGAGCCGCGCCTATCCACTCTATAGGCACGCACTCTCCTATGTGGATATCCTGGATCTGGTCAAAATCCTCCTCCGTGACGGGAGCGCCCAGGAAGACGAGCGCCTTGCCGTTCTTAAGTTTGATGTAGACCGTCTGGATGAGCTCTTCCTCTGTTCCTTTCGGGCCGCGTAGGAGCGCCTCTAGCGCCCTTGCGAACTCGCTCATGGGCTACCCCCTGTCCAACACGTCAGAAAGCCGCTTGTTCTCGCGTAGCAAGATCTGGCAGGCGTGCGTCAACCCTTCCACGTCCTTTCCTTGCACTTCTATGTGGGTGAGCAGGGCTTCGATGATCTCAAAGATAAAGAAATCCTCATCGGGGCCGACCCCTCCGAGGCCTTTGACCCATTTCTGGGCCTGGGCAATGGCCTCTGATCCGGTGAGGCGTTTACTTTGGCTCATGTTCTCTCCGTTTGATGGATATCTCGACGCAGACCAGGCTGTACTGGTCCTCGGTCCGTGAGTTAAGCAGATAGCGTATTGCGTCGTTTTTGGCGTGAAAGAGTGCTGTTTTGATGGGAAAGTGAAAGGGGATGCCG